CCGCGATAACGGTCTCAACCTCGACCTCGGCATCATCCGAGACTCGACGCTGAACGCCACCAACGACTACACCGCGGCGTGGTCGGAGGAGTTCTTCCTCCTGGCCAAGATCGGTCACGAGTCTCGAATCGTAACTCTCGGCGCCTCGGGCAACACGCCAACCGGTACCGCGAGCATCGGCCTCACCGCCACCGGCGTCTGAGCCGACGAGCACCAGAGACACGGTCTGACACGGGAGGAGGCGAACCTAGATGGTCGCAGGTTACAACGCGCGGCAGATCGTCGACCCTCCCGTGTTCACACCGTCGCCGTACGGACTACTGTCCACGGTCGACATTCGACCGACGGCCGACATGCACTGGCAGCTGGGCGTTACGTGGGAAGATGTCTGCGGTGGTGCGGGTACGGTGGTCGTAGACTGCGCGACCTCCGCACCCGCGGTCACAGGGTCCGGGATGATCGGACCCAAGTCGGCGGTGACATCCCGCTCATTCTGGGGTGCGACTCCGTTCACAGTGTTCGTCGAGATCGACTGCTCACCGATCGACTTCTACCAGCAGCGTGACAGCATCATCAGTACGGCGATGGATCGCTTCGAGTCGTTCGCGGTCGAGCGCGCGTTCTGGACGGGATTCGCGCTCGATCGCAACGGTTCTGGTGGTGTGGCCAACGTCGTACTACCTCATCTCGCGGCCAACACGGCGATCACTGAGGTGATGGGCGGAACTCCCACCAAGACGATCACACTGCAGCAGTCGGCCACCGTGGTGACGGGTGCCGCGCTGAACGTCGTCGACGCGCTAGGCGCACTCGAGGGTGCGCTGGCCGCGTGTCTCAACGGCACGGGAACCATTCACGTGCCACAGGCGCTGGCACCCACGATGGCGCTGCTACTTCAGCGCCAGGGTTCACGACTGGTGACACCGAACGGCAACAACATCGCCATCGGTGCCGGCTATCCCGGGACGAGTCCAGCGGGTGCGGCACCGGCGCTGGGTTCATCGTGGATGTACGCCACGGGACCGGTGTTCGCGTATCGTTCGACACCCATGATCGTCGGCGATCCCTTCCAGAACCTCGATCGCTCGACGAACAGCATGAAGGTCATCATCGAGCGGACATACGTCATGGGCTACGACTGCTGCCTCTTCGCACAGCTGGTCAACACGTCAAGCTTCATCGCAACCTCCACCTCCACGCCGTGATCGGGGGAAAGTAAGTGACATCGAACACCGTAGCGGCGCTCAAGGGCCGGGTCATCCGGGTCATCAAGATTGATGCGTGTGGCAACGTTCCCACGGGGACGGGTTCGTCCATGGTCGTCGCTGACGGATTCATCTCCGTCAAGAACACGCCACAGTATGATGATGGTACCGAGTTCCTGCAGAAGCGCGCGGACGGTCTCCTGTGCGTGAACCAGAAGGATCCGGGGCAGTTCAAGCGACTGCAGGCGGAGGCGCTGTGGTGCGTCACCGACCCCGACATCCGGGTCATCATGGAGGGTGCGCGGCTGCTGACATCCGGCGGTGTCACCGGTACCGGTGCCGCGTTCAACGACGGTCTGATCACGAATCGCTTCTCAATCGAGATCTGGCAGAACGTCGCGGGACGCAACGCCTGCAACTCGGCCGGTCAGCAGCAGTACATCTACTGGGCGTTCCCGAACTGCGGCAACGCGCAGGCCCAGGACTTCACCGTCGAGAACAACATCCTGCAGTGGCACGAGACGTACGAGACGATGGGCCTGGGTCAGGGTGCCACCGCACCATTGGCCGCGTGGGGCACGTTCCCGACCGCACTGCCACCCAACACGTACCTGGGCGCGGGCAACAACTTCGTGGTCAGTGAGCACTACGCGTACAACCTGACCACCACCGCACCGCCCACACCGACCGGCGGCGCCGTCACAGTGACGTGATCTAGGTCCCGCGGGAAGACGCGGATCGTCTCCACACGAGACGGTCCGCGTTATCATATCGAGGAGGTGAGATGACACTCATAACGCTACCGGCACAGTCGATCGGCGTCACAGGCGGTGCTGGTCCGTGTCAGACGTGGCCGACCACCTTCTCGTGCACACTCGATCCGGCCGCGGCACCGGTCACCGGAGTCGCCCTGACCGCGGCCACCGAGATCCTGTACGCACTCACGGGACGTCAGTTCGGCTACTGTGGTATGACCGTTCGGCCGTGTCGACGAAGCTGCTGGGATGGACTCTGGCCATACACGGGAAACTGGTGGATGTGGGGTCAGTGGCCGCGGCCACTCTTCTACAACGGCACGTGGTACAACATCACGTGTGGGTCGTGCGGTGGCAACGGCTGCTCGTGTAACTTCATCGATGAGGCCTACCTACCGGCACCCGTCGCGGCCGTCCAGCAGGTGAAGATCGACGGCTCTGTGTTCACGGCGTGGCAGCTTCGCAATGAGCGCATTCTCATGCGCACCGACGGTGGCCTGTGGCCGCTGTGCAACAACCTGGCCCTGGATGACACGCAGGTCGGCACGTGGTCGATCACGCTGTCACTGGGTCTGGCGGTGCCCGAGCTGGGACAGCTGGCCGCGGGTGAGCTGTTCTGTCAGCTGGTCAAGCTGCTAACGGGTGACTCGGCGTGCACACTACCGAGACCGGTCCAGCAGATGATCCGGCAGGGTGTCACCATGAACTTTCTCGACCCGAACGAGGTGTGGGCCAACGGTCGCCTGGGGCTCTACCTGTGTGACCTGTTCATCCAGCAGGTGAACCCCCACGGACTCATGGAGCGCGCAAAGGTCTACGACGTGGATCGCGATGACAGCTACTCGATCTTGGGTCTCCAGTGACCGACACCGCGCTACTGACGTCGACGCGGATCCTTGAGGTCACATCTGTCCTGATCACCGGACTGGCCGCGGCCACCGGCATCTCTCGCGCGTTCATCACCACCGGTGAGATCGCCGATGACGTCCTGTGCGACCTACTGGCGCTCACAGTCCAGGGTCGAACACAGTCACACTCCTTTCCGCAGGATCGCTATCCACAAGAGTGGAACCGCACCGTCGGTGAACCCGGAGAGTATGTCATCATGTGTCGCGTCGAGGCGTGGCGCTGCTCACCACTGGTCGGCGACACGGTCGGTAACACTCCGGGCACTCCACCGACCGTTGGCGACATAACGGCCGCGGCCGCGCAGGTGCTCTCGGACGAGTACGCGATCTGGCACTACCTGGACTGCGCACTGGGTCGGATGTATAACACGTTTCCACAAAGCATCGGCAACTACATCATCCAGTCGAGTACGTCACTGGGACCGCAGGGAGGTTCACAGGGTGTGGCTGTGAACTTTCAGTTCGGTCTCTTCGCAGAGTGTCTGTGCTGACGTGCCCGTCACCGTCACGAACCGATTCAACGCCACACAGGTGCGACTCATCTTGCAGAGTCCACATGGTGGTGTCGTCAAGGCTATGATGCGAAAGGGTCTTCGCGTCGAGTCTGCCGCAAAGCACAACCTTCAGAGTGATCCACACCGTGTGCGCACGGGTCGACTGCGCGCGTCCATCACCACCGAGCTTCAACAGACGAATGTCGGGTTTCGCGTCGTCGTCGGTACCAGTGTGAAGTACGCGTGGTACGTTCACCAGGGCACAGGAATCTACGGACCGCATCACACACTGATCCGACCGCGGTCTAAGAAGGCACTGCGCTGGGTCGGCAAGGGCAAGGGTGGCTACGTGTTCGCGCGGTACACCCGTGGAATGCGGCCCAACGCCTTTCTAGCGAAGGCTCTAACCGCCGCACGAGGAAATTGAAGACCTTCGATATGACTGTGTCGCCGAGTACAGTTAATCTGACGAGAGGAGAGTGACTGTGCAGGACAACGGCACAATCGAGATCAAGGACTTTGACTACGATCCGACGCCGAAGAGGTTTCGGATCTACCGCGGAGGGCCGGTACTCGAGGCCGCACCCGAGCTCCCACTACCCGCGGTGTCACTGGCCAGTAAGCTTGCGCGTGAGGCACAGCAGCTGGTCGGCACCGGTGATACTGAAGAGATCATCGGGTTGATGCGACAGTTTCTCGGTGAGATCATACTGGACGAGTCGCAGGCTCACCTCGAGGTGATGTTTACCGATAAGCAGCGACCCGTATCGGCACCCATGCTGATGAACATCTTCATGTGGTTGATGGAGTCATACGGTATGCGCCCTACGCAGCCGTCGTCGGACTCTTCACCTACCTCACCGGACGACGGCTCTATCTCTTCGACGGGTGGTGCATCGCTCGCGGGCTGGACCCCTGGCGACTTCCCCTACATCGACTCTTCAACCTCGTCTACTACCACATCCACGAGCGCGGAAGTCAGCAGCTAGACGAGGCGCAGGTCGAGCACCTGCAGCGGCTCGAGAACGTGCTTACGGGACCAATGGAGCTGCGACGACGTGTCACCCCGGTCGATCCACTGGCCGGACGCGGACCGCAGATCCCACGACCCGCGTGGTGGACGGATGATGAAGATGAGTAGGAGTGTGATCACGTGAGTCAGCCGATGGACTCGATGTACGTCGCCATTGAGCCGGACTTCTCGCACTTCAACTCTGATGCAGAGCGCGGTATCGATCGCGTTGCGAGTAGCATCGAGCAGACCATGACTCGCATGATCGAGACCGTTGAAGAGATGTTCTCACAGCTCTCATCGGACATTCGTGAACACTTCATCGACATATCGAACTACGCCGCCGAGTCGTTCGACCGAATGGAGCTGTCTGCAGACGACGTCGCACGTAGTACGGTGTCTCACTTTGAGCTGATGCAAGAGCAGGTTGACCGCGCGTTTGATGAGATTCAGCGCAACGCATCACGTCAGTTCAACCAGATCGAGACGGGTGCAAAGCACACCGGAAGTGTGGCCGGCGGCGCGGGAGGTCTGGGATTCTTCGGTTCGAGTCTACTACTCGGTGGGATGACCGCGGCCGCGGGTGGTCTCGAGCAGGTAGCCCAGAAGGGTCTCATGTCCGCGGCGAGTATGGAGCAGGTGCAGATTGCATTTGAGTCACTGACCGGTTCCGTCGCCGCGGGCACAAAGCAGTTCCAAGACCTACAGAAGTTTGCCGCTGTAACTCCCTTCACCTTCAGTGATCTGACGACCGGTGCACAGCGGTTTGATGCGTTCTCGAAGACCATCGGAATGACACAGGACCAGCTCATTCCGTTTCTCACAACCATCGGCAACCTCGTGTCCGAGACCGGTGGTGGCGCGCAGTCACTCGACACGATCACACTCGCCCTGGGTCAGACCGCATCACAGGGTAAGTTGACCTTGGGTAACCTCGACCAGATCAACAACGCGATCCCGGGGTTCTCTGCCGTGGCCGCACTAGCGGCGGTCCGAGGTGAGACCACCGCACAGGTGATGCAAGAGATCTCATCCGGTTCGATCGATGCATCGACGGGAATCAAGCAGCTACTGCAGGGTATGCAGCAGTTTCCCGGCGCCGCGGGCGCGATGGAGAAGCAGAGTCAGACACTCCTCGGTGTCTGGTCCACGTTCACAGACACGATGTCGCAGGCGCTGGTCAGTGCATTCCAGCCGGTGATTCCGACGATCAAGGATGCCCTGACCACACTCACACCGATCTTGCAGTCGACGCTCAACGTGTTGGGTCCCGCACTCGGCGCCGTGCTGTCCGCCGCGCTGCCACTACTGGGACAACTCGCAAAGTCTCTCTCGGGCGTGCTGGCACCCATACTGGACGCACTCGGTCAGGGACTCAAGGATCTCGGACCCGCACTGGGACCACTGGGCGACGCACTGGGTCACATGGCGAGTGCACTGGCGCCGATCATCCCCGTGATCGCGCAACTCATCGCCGCGTTCGCACAGGGACTCGCACCGATCATCAACGCTCTGGCACCGGCCGTCGCGCAGCTCGTGCAGGCACTCACACCGGTGCTTCAGGCACTCGCACCGCTGATCGTGCAGATCGCGCAGGCACTGGCCAGCGAGATCGGTCCACTGGCACAGTTCATCGGTCAGCTGATGCAGGCACTCGGTCCAGCGCTGACGCAGCTGATCACGGCACTCACACAGGCTCTTCAGCCGATACTCGCCGCACTGGGTCCGTATATGGCGCAGTTTGTGCAAGAACTGACGCCACTGATCCCCGCGATCGTGCAGCTAGTCGAGTCGTTCATCCAGATCGTCGTGGCCGCGACGCCGTTCATTCCACTGCTGCTCAAGATGACTCCACTCATCCTGAAGATCCTACCGCCGATCATCCAACTCGCGACGTGGTTCGTTCAACTCAACGCACTGTGGTTGAAGATCATTCCGCTCGGCGGTCAGCTGGGTACCATCATTGGCACGTGGCTGGGTCCGAAGATCCGTGAGCTGGTCGGCTTTGTGAGAGAGGTCATTCAGTGGTTTGACCAGCTGCCGTCGATGATCGGAGGCGCGCTGTCTGCGCTTCCGGGTATCCTCGAGAACGCGGCGACCAGCGCGTTTCACGCGTTCTTCTTCGCGATTGGCTACGGTATCGGTCTGATCATCAACGAGTGGAACGCGCTTCCCGGTCAGATCAGTGCCATCATTCAGAACCTGTGGAACACGGCGGTGAACCTCTTTCACGCGGGTGTGAACGGCATCCGTGACGCGATCACGGCACTTCCGGGTCTGATCAGCAACTTCTTTTCTAACGCTCGCAGCAGTGCGGTATCACAGGCATCATCACTGGTCGACGGCGTCATCAACTTCTTTCGGACATTGCCCAGTCGGGCGGTGTCTGCGATCGGTAACCTAGGCGACACGGTTAAGAACGCGCTGTCGGGTGCGGGTAACTGGCTCGTGCAGACCGGGAAGGACATCATCAACGGTCTGATCGCGGGCATCGAGTCTGAGATCAAGAGTGCCATCAACGTCATCACCAACGCGATGAACGACATCGTCACCGGTGCGAAGCACGCCATTGGCGCACACTCGCCGTCGCGCGTGTTCGCCGAGGAGGTGGGTGAACCGATCTCACAGGGTATCGGCGTGGGTGTCATGAGCGCGTCCGGTGCGGCGATCAGCGCGATCAACGCGGTGACCAGTCCGGCGAACGTGGTACAGTCCACCTCTGTGGCATCCAGTTCATCCCCGATCACGTTTGGTCCCGGGTCGATAGTTGTCAACCTACCGGTTGGCTCGACCGCTCAGCAGGCCAACCAGGCGGGCCAGTCGGTGGCCGCGGGAATCCTCGATCGACTTAACGACGCCGTCATGGGCACCATGCAGCAGAACCGAACCGTCCTCGCCGCCGGAGGGAGTCGCATCGGATGACCGCTCCGGGTATGTCACTTCCCGAGCAGATCACCGCGTCTGTCGGTCGAGGTGCCGATGATGTGGGTTTTCGCTCGGGCATCGTGCGACAGTGGGACGGCACGAACGTCTACGTCGACATCTCAGGCCAGGTCGCGTCATCGGGTACGACCGTGCAGACCGGTCTACAGCAGGCGGCGTACGTCGAATCGTACCGACCCCTACTGGGCGACGTCGTGTTCATCGCGAAGCAGGGCGCGAAGTGGGTCGTCCTGGGCCGGTTCAACGCGGTGACGTCAAACAATGTGATCGTCAATCCGTCGTTCGAGAATGATGCGATAGGTAGCTCCCCGCCCGTGGGGTGGGGGGTCTATCACGATCCCGCGTCGACTCTCACATCATCGGTGACTACCGCCGGATCCGCGTTCGGTCAACCCGTCGACGGCCTACAGTGCTGTGCGGTGTCGCCCAACGCGGGAGCTGCTGGGGTAAAGCAGTCGACGGACTACGTCTACTCATCCGCGTTTCCGGTGACATCTGGCCAGCGCTGGTCGGCCGTCGCGTACGTACGCTGCTCACAGGGCGTGTCACTCTCGTTCGCACCGGCTCTGGTGCAGGTGGCCATCGAGCTGGTGTGGCAGGCTAACCTCAGTGATGTGCCACCGACCGCCATTAGTGGATCGGGCTTTACGTACACGCAGCTGTCACAGGGACCTGAGTGGACGCGGCTGCCGCTGTCCTCGAACCCGAACGGCTTTACCGTACCGGCAAACGCGAACGGTGCGCGACTGATTCTCGTCTCAACGCAGTACAACAACTCGACGACATCGACATCGTCAACCGTCCAGTGGGACAAGTGCGTCGCGCGCCAGGTCTCGTGAGGAGGTCACCGTGGTAAGTGCCGTCGCGACCGTGGTCAACCAGTACGGTGCCGTCAACGTGCTCGTCTCATACACGCAGTGGTTGGACACGTTCACACGTACCGTCGCATCGGGCTGGGGTACGTCAGACACGGGTGGTGTGTACACCACCGGGTTCAACTCGGGTACCGCCGCAAACTTCTCTGTAAACGGTACGCAGGGTCAGATGGTCGCGACTACGACCAGCGGTGTCAACCGTGCAGTGATGCCGTTCGTCTTCGCTGATATCGACTTCACCGTGCAGTTCTCGATCAACGGGCTCGCGGTCGGTGGGGCACTCGACACGGACTTTGGCCTGCGAGTCGTCGACATCTCCAACTACGTCTACGCACGTGTCCGACTCAACACCGACAACTCGCTGACGATGTTCATCATCGACAAGGTCGCCGGTGTGGACACCACTCTCGTGACCGCGACGGCCGCGGGTATAACGTACGTCGCCAACAAGACACTGGGTCTGCGAGTCACAGCCCTGGGTAACGTCATCCGAGCGCGTGTGTGGGACACCACGGTGACGGCCGAACCGGCGACGTGGACTGTGCAGACCTCCAGTGAGATCACGTACCTGGTCGCGAACACGGGCGTTCGCATCGTCACCAACGCCAACACCGGTGCCACGGTGCCGCGCACATGGACGTTTGACAACCTCGCACTCAACGAGTACACGGCCAGTGATGCACTGACGACACTGGTACGTGTCACACCCGACGGAACGCGGACCGTGGTGCGTGGATCTCCCGTCGATCCCAGTGGTGCACAGTCACTCTTCTGGGATGATGAGGCACCGCTAAGCACGGTGATCTTTTACCTCGTGGGTTCATCCGCAAACTCCACCACCGCGACGGGTCAGTCGAACTCGGTGACGATCACCGGAACCGGTGGTGAGATCGGTTGGTTGAAGGATCCGATCATACCGGCCAACGATGTGGTGCTCAACTTTGCATCGCATCCCGCGCAGCTGTGTGTGACCGGAACGGCGATTTCACTAGCAACCCTCGGCGATGAGACGTATGTCGACACCGACGGTGAGTTTGACGTCATCAACGCGGCGCGACAGCTGATCACCACACTGGTGCGAAATGACATTGTGATGATGGCGCAGCTGGTCAGTCAGCAGCTGTACGACATCATCGCACTACGCACCATCTTTGCGTCGGGTCGACCGCTTCTCCTGCAGATGTTGACCACGTACGGTTGGGCCATCGCGACGTACGGTAGTGACTACGTTCACGTTCGTGACGTTACGATGCATCGACCGGGACTGCAGGACATGCGTCACCCGCAGCGCGTGTGGGACCTACCACTGGCCGTGTGCAACGCGCCGGCGAACGCGCCGACGGGTCTAGTCGGCTCAAACGGCATCGGTGTTGGTCACGCGACGTACAACGCGATGAAGGCGTCAAACCTGACATACGCGCAACTGAAGGCCACCAATCAGACGTACACGGCACTCGCACAGGGAAGCGGGTACTGACGTGTGGAGTGTATCGAGCGACTATCAGCGTGCCATCCTCGGTGGTGGCCTGTCTGTGAACGTCAGGTGTGTATGTACGGGTCCACTGGGCGTGAACACGATTCCCATCGTTGACGACAACGTCGCCGTCCAGGCCACGTTCAACTCGACGATGGGTCGCACCGGTGCGATCGTCGTCCAGCGTGACGTCATCGATGCCGGGCTACTCAACGTACTCACCGATCACGTGTGGATCTATGTGGGGATAGTCGGGTTTCCCGACATTCCACTGGGATACTTTCGACCACTCGACATCACAGACATCCAGAGTGGACACGTCGCAGTGCGACTCATCGATGCCACGCAGGACCTGGCAAACAACGACTTTACCGCGGCGTGGACCACGATCGTCGGTTCGACGTACGCGAGTGAGATCCAGCGAATCGTGCAGGACGCATCATCGAGCATTAGCATCAACACGTCACAACTGACGCAGGGTAACGTTCCGTCACTGACGTGGACCGGTGATCACGCTGCACCGCTCAACGATCTCGTCGCGCCGATCAACTGCGCGTGGCAGGCTGATCGCACCGGTGATCTGATCGCATACACATCACCCTACGCGCTGTCGCCAACTCCCACGCCGGCACTCACTCTAACGAGTGGTGTGGGTGGGGTGCAGGTGAAGATGCTACACACACTGTCGA